TGGTGGGCTTCATCAAAAATTATTATATCTGGAATAAAAAAATCTTTTCCTGATACTACTTTTCTAAAAAGTGTATATACAGAGGCAACTTGTAAGTTTTTTTCTATGTCTGGTTTAAAACCAGATGCAATAATTCCATAAGTTTGATTTATAAAATCAAGCTTTTGACAGGCTTGTTTTACCAATTCTCTCCTGTGAACAACTATCAAGACTTTTTTGTTTAAAGATACTAATTCTTTTGCTAGTTCTGAAAATATAACTGTTTTACCAGCACCAGTTGGAAGAACAAGTAATGGAGCTTTTGCACCTTTTTTGATAGAGTCTCTTAATTCGTTAAGAACATTTATTTGATAATCTCTCAATTGCATTAAAATCCCTCCATTTCAAAATATAGATGAACATATTTTTCTCTAAATGTTTTTTTGAAATCTTCATTATTTAAAAGCATATTAAGAATAATTCTTGAAACAATATTTACTTTTGCATTTTTTGAATACTGGTTTTTTATAACCATCTTAAATAGTTCAACATCACCTTTTATGATGCGTTCTATCTCATCTTTAAATTCATGCTTTACAGCAAGTTCTGAAAGGTGTCTTGCATCTTTTATATCGTTTCTTTCTGAACAAATAACAGCTTCTTGAAATAATGCTTGAGCAAGTTTAAGTCTTTGATCTGGGGTCATTGTTTTTGGGGTGATATGTGAATAAAGACCCCACCAGTTGAGGCAGGGCTGATAGTTATTAAAAGTTGTAATCGTAAAATGCTCTCCAGCCTCTGCCTAGTCTTGTTGGATTAGAACAATGATCTCCACATTGACACCATTGGCCATTTTCTCTTAAACCAAATTTCATGATTCCACCTTTTGTATTTCTGGTGATGTCATACTTTAATGATCTTTGATTTGTACAATGACCAGCAAACCCTCCAGCGATAATATTAGGTTTTGATTCTTTATTAAGTCTGTAATTATCGTTTTGAACCCAAACAAATTTTTTGGTTCTTTTGATAACTGTGCAAGGGTGAATGTCTGAGTAGTAAAGAACGTGAGCTTTGTCACCGATTTGAGGATCTAATTCTAAAGTTACGTTTTCGTTTGTCATTTGAATAAAGCGAAGTGTTGTAAATAGAACCCATGTCTGGGTATGTATATATAATACATCTAAATACTTAATAATGCAAATCTAATACTTAATATATTAAGAATGCTATGAAATAGTAATAATATAATATGTATCTTGACGTATCACTACATATCATATATATTAATAGTAAGGCCGACAGGCCGTTCTTT